GGCCGATCAAGAAGCTGGAAAAGAAGCTGCCGGTCCACGCGAAGAACGTGGAAATCCTCGACAGCGGATCGTTCAACCTTCTCTACGACAAGCCGATGGACGTGCTGGCGTCCACCATCCGCCCGGCAGCGCAGGCCCCCGACGGCTTCCTGTTCATCGACGCGGACTTGAACGCCATCGAAAACCGCGTTCTCGGCTGGCTGGCCGGGTGCGAGAAAATCCTGCGCGTTTTCCGGCTCGGCCGCGACCCGTATGTGGACTTCGCGACCTACCTGTTCGGCCTGCCCTACGACGTGCTCTTCGCCGAGTACAAGGGCGGCGATTCGACCAAGCGGACGATTTCGAAGCCGGGCGTGCTCGGCTGCGGCTACATGCTCGGGCCGGGCGAGGAACGCTACAACCACCACACGGGGGAGAAGGAAGCGACCGGCTTGCTCGGGTATGCGTGGAACATGCAGATCACCGAGTTCACGCAGGAGCAATCCAAGCTCTCGGTGGACACCTTCCGGCGCGAGTTCGAGGAAGTGAAGGACTATTGGTACGGGATCGAGCGCGCGGCGAAGAAGTGCATCCGCACCGGCCGCCGGATCGACTACGGCCACGTCTACTTCGACCGCAAGGGTCCGTTCATGCGGATGGGCCTGCCGAGCGGCCGCCATCTGCATTACTGCCGCCCCCGGATCGAAGACGTGAAGGCTCCGTGGGGCGAGATCAAGCCGACGATCACCTACGAGTCGCTCAACGACAAAAAGCAGTGGGTCCGTGAGACGACGCACCCCGGCAAGCTGACGGAAAACGCGGACCAAGCGATCTCGCGCGATCTGCTGGCCCACGGGATGCGGCTGTCGGCCCGGCGCGGGCTGGACCTGCGCATCCACGTCCACGATCAGTTGGTCGGGCTGGTGCCCGAGGACGAGGCCGAGGCCAAACTGAAAATCCTGATCGAGTGCATGGAGGAACAGCCGCGTTGGGCGAAGGGCCTTCCGCTCGGCAGCAACGGCTTCATTTCGAAGGTCTTCATGAAGGATTGATCATGCGGAAACAACAATTCAAGCTGGTGACGTGGAAGCATCTGAAGAGCGGCGGGCAGTACCATATCTCGTCGTTCTCGGTTCGGGAGAGCGATCTGGTGCCGCTCGTGAATTATACGCCAGCGGGCGAAGACACGGACGGGCGGACGATCTTCACACGCGAGGCCGAAGAGTTCTTCGACGGCCGTTTCGTCGTCGTGCCCCCGGAGGAACTGGACCTCGAATGATCGAAAAAGCGGTAGAGATGCCCGTCGTCAAACGGGCCGAGAAGGCGGGCTGGTTCGTCCGCAAAGTCCAGTGGCCCGGCCGTCACGGAGCGCCTGACCGGGTGTTCATCAAGGACGGACGGGTCGTCTGGATCGAGTTCAAGCGGCCGGGGGAGAAGCCCCGGCTTTCGCAGATATTGGAGCACGACCGGATGAAGGCGGCAGGGGCCGAAATCTACTGGTGCGATAACGTGCTCGAAGCCCTGACTATCTTGGGAATCGAATGACCTTCCAGCCGTGGCCGTCAGAGTTCAAAAAAGCAGTCAACCGCCTCGGCTACGAAGGCGCGGCGATGATCTACGGCGAGCGCGAAAAGCTCCCCCGGTTCGTCCACGATCTCGAAGCGCTGGAACTGATCTACGGCCCGCCGGAGGAAATTCTCGACTACGAAAATTTCCGAGGATACCAGCGGTGGATGTCGGACCTGATCGTCGAGAAGGATGTCTTCCTCGGCGCGGAAATGGGCCTCGGCAAAACCGCCGCGACACTGCACGCGATCACGCGCCTGCTGGCGGCCGGAGTCGTCAAGCAAATCCTGATTGTCGCGCCGCTGAAGGTGGCCGAGGAAACGTGGTCCGCCGAGATCGCGAAGTGGGCTTTCGCGCGCGGCCTCACCTATCGGATCGTGACCGGCGACGAGGACGAGCGCAGGGCGTCGCTGACGCACCGGGCGCAGATCACCATCATCAACCGCGAGAACCTGCCGTGGCTTCAGAAGACCCTCGGGGTCCGCCGCTGGAAGTTCGACATGCTGGTCTACGACGAGGCCAGCCGACTGAAGAGCGGCCGCAAACGGTCGAAGCCCCGGCCTCGGGCTGACGGCTCGGTCCCGCCAAAGCGCCTGACCGAGTTCGGCATCCTCCGGCGGATGCGGCACACCTTCAAGCGCGTCGTCGAGTTGTCCGGCACGCCGTCGCCGAACGGCCTGATCGACCTGTGGGGGCCGATCTTCATCATCGACCTTGGCAAGCGCCTCGGCACGTCGATGACGGCCTACAAGAACCGCTGGTTCCGGCAGGAGCACTGGCAGCGCGATACGGGCACCGTCGTCCCCTTCGACCACTCGGAAGGCGAGATCATGTCGCGGATCAGCGACGTGTTCTACAGCCTGCGCGAAGAGGACTATCTGAAACTCCCGCCGCTGATCACGCAGGACCACTGGATCGACCTGACGCCGCCGCAGATGAAGCGCTACAAGGCGTTCGAGAAAGACGCGGCGATGCTGGTCCGCAATGCGCGCGGCGACCGGGAGATCATCGAAGCGGTCAACAAGGGCGTCCTGACCGGGAAGCTCCTTCAGTTCGCCAACGGGTCGATGTACCTTGGCGACAAGTTCGACGAAGAGACGGACCGGAAGCTGCCCCGCGAGTCCGTCAAAATCCACGACCACAAACTCGAAGTGCTCGACAGCATCGTGGCCGAGGCCATGGGGCGGCCGATCCTTCTGGCCTACTCGTTCCAGTTCGATCTCGAAGCGATCATGAAGCGCTTTCCGTTCGCCCGGCTCTACGGCGAGACGAAGAACGACATGCGCGACTGGAACGCGGGCAAGATCAAGCTGCTGGTCACGCACCCGGCGAGCGCCGGGCACGGGTTGAACTTCCAGCACGGTTCGAACATCGCCGTCTGGTATGGCCTCACATGGTCATTGGAGCTATACCGGCAGTTCATGAAGCGCCTGCATCGGTCAGGGCAAAAGGCCGACCGGGTGTTCCTCCATCGCATTCTCGCGCGCGGGACCATGGACTACAACGTCGTCGAGGCGTTGCAGGCCCGTGGGGCGACACAAGACAGCATTACGGAGGCAGTGCGCGTCCGTCTCGACGAAGCGGCATCCTCGTGACATTATGGCGATGCGTATATACGGGTAAATCATGAGCGACGACGAAGACCTTGTAGGCAACCCCAACCGGACCCGGAAGCGGACCCGCGACGACATCCTCGACGATCTCGTGTCGGGGAAGCGTCAGGCGCGTGGAACCAGCGGTCCGATGGTCGAGGACATGATGGCCGGGGTCACAGTCTCGTGGCTGTCGCAGGTCTTCGGTATGGACCCGAAGACGATCAAGGCGAAGCTGGCGGACTGCCCGCCGCTCCATCGCCGCAAGGCGGGCTACGTCTACCATCTGCCGACGGCGTGCCGATACCTGATCCCCCCGGCGATCTCGGCCGAGCAGTACATCAAGACCATGAAGCCGTCGGACCTGCCTACGGCCTTTCAGCAGTCGTTTTGGGACGCGGCCCTGAAGCGGCAGAAATGGGAAGAGAACGCGGGTCAGTTGTGGCGGACGGAGAAGGTCCGCGAAGTGCTCGGCTCGACCTTCCAGACGATCAAGTTCACGGTCCAGCTATGGGCCGATACTCTCGAACGGCAGACCGGGCTCTCGACCGAACAGCGGGAGCTTCTGACCAAGCTGGTAGACAAGCTGCAAGAGGACATCTTCAAGGCGCTGGTGACGCAGGCCGGTGAGCGCCGGACAGAGTCGCAGCGCGGCGAATTGAACGAAATGGTCGGCGAACCCGTGGTCGCCGAGGAACCTGAAGACTGGCACGATCTCGTATGACGGCGCACCCGATCCATAGCCTTTTCGACACGCTGGAATCCATGGTCGTCCAGACGGCCGAGGGCGTGCGGCCGCCCGAGCGCCTGACGGTGAGTGAGGCCGCCGAGAAGTACCGCAAGCTCAACAACCCCGGAGCCTACGTCGGCGACTGGCGCAACGACATGGCCCCGTACCTCGTCGAAGTGCAGGACGTGCTCGCCAGCGTCTCGCACACCGGCATGATCTTCGCCGGGCCAGCGCAGTGCGGCAAGACCGACATCTTCCTCAACTGGCAGACCTACTCCGTCGTATGCGACCCGGCGGACATGATGCTGATCCAGACATCGCAGACCACGGCTCGCGACTTCTCGATCCGCCGGGTGGATCGCCTGCACCGATACACGACCGAAGTGGCCGACCGCCTGATCCAGCGCCGCGACGCGGACAACACCTTCGACAAGCAGTACGCGAACGGGATGCTTGTCACCCTGTCGTGGCCGACCATCAACGAACTGTCGGGCAAGCCGATCCCGCGCCTGTGGCTGACGGACTACGACCGCATGGATCAGGACGTGGATGGCGAAGGCTCCCCTTACGATCTTGCGAAGAAGCGCGCGACGACCTTCGGCTCGCATGGCATGTGCGCCGCAGAGTCGTCGCCGGGCTTCGTCGTCGAGAACCCGAAGTGGATGCCTTCGACCAAGCACGAGGCCCCGCCGACGAAGGGCATCCTGTCGCTCTACAATCGCGGCGACCGGCGACGCTGGTACTGGCGCTGCGTGCAATGCCAGCAGCCGTTCGAGCCCGACTTCTCGCTGCTGCATTGGCCCGACACGGCGGACTTCATGGAAGCCGCCGAGATGGCGACCATGCGCTGCCCCTTCTGCGAGATCGACTACCACCACGACCCGATGGACGGGATGCCGGGCAAGTTCGAGATGAACGTCAACGGCAAATGGGTGAAGGACGGCCAGATTTGGATGCCCGACGGGTCGGTCGAAGGCCGGGGCATCCGGTCGGACATCGCCTCGTTCTGGCTGAAGGGCGTGGCCGCGTCGTTCGCGTCGTGGAAAACGCTGGTCTTCAACTACCTGACGGCCGAGGCCGAGTACGAAGCCAATGGCTCGGAAGAGGCGCTGAAGACCACGACCAACACCGATCAGGGGATGCCCTACACCCCGAAGTCGATGGCGTCGGATCGTCTGCCGGAAGAACTGAAGAACCGGGCCAAGCCCCTCGGCCAGCGGGAAGTTCCGCCCGGTGTCCGGTTCCTCATGGCGACCATCGACGTGCAGAAGAACCGCTTCGTCGTGCAGGTGCAGGGCACGGGCGTCGGCAAGGATGTCTGGATCATCGACCGTTTCGAGATCAAGAAGTCCAAGCGGCTCGACGAGGACGGCGAGCACCTGTGGGTCAACCCCGGCGCGTACCCCGAGGATTGGAAGCTGCTGGTCGAGGACGTGCTGCTGAAGACGTACCCGCTCATGGACGGCTCGGGCCGTCGCATGGGGATCAAGATGACCATGTGTGATTCGGGCGGCAAGACCGGCACGACGGCGAACGCCTACGATTTCTACCGCTGGCTCCGGCGCGGCCCGGACGACGAGATCGACGAGACGGCCGAGCAGGGCGAGTACAAATGGGAGCCCGGTCTGGCGCAGCGCTTCCTTCTCCTGAAGGGCGCTTCGACCAAGACCGCGCCGCGCGTGGCGATCAGCTTCCCCGACAGCCAGCGCAAGGATCGCTCGGCGGGCGCACGCGGCGAAATCCCTGTTTTGCTTATCAATACCGATCTGCTGAAGGACACGCTCGACAAGATGCTTGACCGCCTCGATCCCGGCGGCGGCCGCATCAATTTCCCGAACTGGCTCGACGACAATTTCTACACGGAGCTTACGGTCGAGGTTAAAGACCCCAACAAAGGCTGGCTCAATCCTCGGAAATATCGTAACGAGTCATGGGACTTGCTCGTGTATTATCTGGCGGGCACGTTGACGAGAATGGTCGGTTTGGAGCATCTTAATTGGGAAACCCCGCCGGGATGGGCTGACGAGTGGGATCACAACGATCTGATCTTCAATCCCGCCGAGCAGGAAAAACCGTTCGCCAGTGAGAAGCGCAAGTCTAGCCTCTCGTCACTCGCGGACAATCTGGCGTAGGGACCGATGGCACTCACTTCCGAAGAACGCGCGATCCTTCAGACCCGTCTCACCGACGCCGAGCAGCAGCTTCATCTCGTCGTGACGGGTCAGGCTGCGCGGGTTTTCGTCGATCAGAACGGCGAGCGTATTGAATACACTGCGGCCAACCGTGGCTCGCTTCAGGCGTACATCATGTCCCTGAAGTCGCAGCTTGGGAAGCTCAACATTGCGGGGCCGATGCGGGTATGGTTCTAGTTGCACGCAAGGAATCGAGCGCGAGCGAAGTGCTCAACGACATCTTCAGCCTTGTCGGCCAGCCGGGCAAGGATTTTGCGTTTGGCGGGGCCTACGACGGCGCGGCGCGCTTCGACCACCAGCTTGCCGGATGGTCGCCCCCGCTCAACTCGGCCGATCTCGACATCCTGCCCGACAAGGAACTGCTGGACGCCCGTTCGCGGGACAGCCTGCGCAACGACGCCTACCTTCAGGGCGGCGCGACGCTGCACAAGGATGGCATTGTCGGGTCGCTCTATTTCCTCAACTCCAAACCGGACTACGATACCCTCGGCTTCACGGCCGAGTGGGCCGAAGAGTTCCAGAAGGAAGTCGAGGCCAAGTTCACCCTTTGGGCCGAGAGCCCGCGCAAGTGGGTGGACGCGGCGCGGCAGAACACCTTCACGTCGATGATCCGGCTTGGCGTCGGCGTCTACACGGGCGGCGGCGAAGTGCTGGCGACGGTCGAATGGCTGCGCGACAAGGGCCGCGAGTTCAATACGGCGATCCAGATGGTCGATACCGATCGTCTCTCGACGCCGACCGAGCTTCAGTGGGACAACAACGTGCGCGGCGGCGTCCGCATGAACCAGTACGGCGCGCCGCAGTCCTACTTCATCCGGGTCAAGCACCAGCACGACATCAACATCTGGCGCGGCATGGGCGACCTTCGCTGGAAGGAAGTGGACGCGGAAAAGCCGTGGGGCCGCCAGCAGGTGATCTACATCCGCGAGCAGATGCGCGTGGACCAGACCCGTGCGGTCGCCGACATCGTGGCCGGGCTGAAGGAAATCGCGATCACCCGGAAGTTCCGGGACGTGACCCTTCAGAACGCCGTGGTCAACGCCATGTACGCGGCTTCCATCGAGTCGGAGCTTCCGCCCGAGGCCGCCTACGCGCAGATCGGCGGCGGCAACATCGGTGAGGCGATCACCGGCTATGCCGAGGCGTACCTGTCGGCGATCAACGAGTACGTCGGCTCGTCCAAGCACATGAAGATCGACGGGGTGAAGATTCCGCATCTCTTCCCCGGCACGAAGTTGCAGCTTCGTCCGGCGGGCTCCCCCGGCGGCGTCGGGCAGGACTTCGAGCAGTCGCTTCTCCGCTACATCGCGGCGGCGCTCGGCGTGTCCTACGAGGAACTGTCTCGGGACTACACCAAGACCAATTACTCGTCCGCTCGCGCGGCGATGGCGAACACTTGGAAGTTCATGCAGTCGCGGAAGAAGATCGTCGCCGACGGCATGGCGAACGCGATCTTCCGCCTGTGGCTGGAAGAGGCGATCAACAAGAACATGCTTCGGTCCTTCCCGGCCAACGCCGCCGGGATGCTTTACACCGACGGCGTGCTCAACCTCATGTTCGAGGCCCTGTGCCAGTGCGACTGGATCGGCGCGGCGCGCGGCCAGATCGACGAACTGAAGGAAACGCAGGCGGCGGTTCTCCGCATCAAGTACGGGCTCTCGACGCACGAGGACGAGCTTTCGCGGCTCGGCAAGGACTGGCGCAAGGTCTACGTGCAGTTGGAGCGCGAGCGGAAGGAACGCGAGGCTCGGGGGATCGAGCTTTACGAGGACAACAGCGTCAACGCGGCGTCCGGCACCACGCGCGAGAAGGACAGCGGCGAGAAGGATTCGGGAGACAAGAATGCCGACGAATAACCAGCCGTTGCTCGCAGCGGTCACGCAGAACCCGCTCCTGATCTCGTCCGGCAGCGAACAGCTTTTTCAGGACTGCATCCAGCATGTCGTCGGGTCGGAACACGCGGCGGCGATGCTCAACGAAGCGGTCATGGCCTCCGACGACGACGAGGACTACTGGCCCAAGTCGGACGACTGGCGCGCGTCGCTTCGCCCCTACAACGTCAAGAACGGCGTGCTTCAGATTCCGGTCATGGGCGTTTTGCTCAACCGTTTCGGCTACCAGTTCGGCCGGTGGGCCACGGGCTACACCTACATCGAAAAGGCGCTTCAGCGCGGCCTCGCCGACGGCAACGTCAAGGCCATCGCGTTCGTGTGCGACAGCCCCGGCGGGGAAGTCGCGGGTTGCTTCGAACTGTGCGACAAGATTTTCGAGGCGCGCGGCGAAAAGCCCCTGCGTGCGTTCTCGGCGGATCACGCCTACTCGGCGGCGTTCGCCATCGCTTCCAGCGCGAGCGACATTTCGGTCACGCGCTCGGGAGGCGTCGGCTCGGTCGGCGTCGTAACAGCCCACGTCGAGTACAGCGAGATGCTGAAAGAGTGGGGGATAAAGGTCACGTTCATCTTCGCCGGGAAGCACAAGGTCGATGGCAACTCCTATGAAAAGTTGCCGGAGAGTGTAAAGTCCCGTATCCAAGAGCGAATCAACCGTATATACGGTGAGTTCACCGGAATGGTTGCGCGCAACCGGGCCATGGACGAGAAGGCGGTCAGGGACACGGAAGCCCTGACATACGACGCCAACGAGGCTGTGGAGATCGGTTTCGCGGATCGGGTCGGGGCTCTCGACGAAGAGATGTCGATCTTTTCCGAAGAAGTCGCAGCAACAGAGGATGAACAAATGGCTGACAAGACCACGACCGACGCGAAGACCGTCGATCAGGCTACCCACGACAAGGCCGTCATTGACGCGCGCGCCGAGGGTGCCACCGCAGAACGCGCCCGCGTCTCGGGCATTCTTGCTTCCGACGAGGGCAAGAAGCGCCCCAAGGCAGCGATGTCGCTGGCGATGAAGACGGCGATGTCCGTTGACGAAGCCAAGGCGGTCCTCGCCGACATGGACGAGGAAAAGGCCGAGGCTCCGGCCGCGACCACCGAAACCGAGAAGGACAAGGCCAAGACCGAAGAGAAGGGCAAGCCGACCGCCAGCGGTAAGCAGACCCCGTTCGAAGCGGCCATGGACAAGTCCGGCAACCCGGATGTCGGTGCCGAGGGCAAGGACGACGAGAAGGGCGACGATGACGCTTCCGCGTCTGCGTCCATCCTCGCGGACTACGCCGGGGCGACGGGCACTCGCAAGAAGGCCGCCGCCTAAACATCAACCAGCCGCGAGGGACTATCCTCGTAGATGCAACCATAGTGGAGAGCCATCATGGCACAGGATAACACTATCCCTCTCGGCAAGCCGGGCATTGCCTCGTTCGAGTCCGAGACCTACGGCAATTCTGCCGAGCTTCGCTTCGGCGATACTCCGGCGATTGTCGAGCGCAACCAGACGGTCACTTCGACCGCCGGGATCACCCTGCCCCTCGGCGCTGTCGTCAACATCGACGAAGACGGCGAGATCACGCTGGCGACCAGCACTGCGGGCGTTTCCAACGCGACGCATATCACGGCGTCGCCGCTGGTCATTGGCGCTGGCGAGACCATGGAGGCCCCGATGTACGAGGCCGGTCACTTCCGTCAGCAGGCGCTCACCTTCGACGCGACCTTCAATACGGACGCGCTGAAGCAGAACGCCTTCAAGGGGTCTGACACGCCGATGATCGTGATCAGCAAGGCGAAGTACGTGGACGACAACTTCCCGGCGTAAGCCGGGGAGACCTGTCGCCCTCAACGGCAACTCAACGAGGAAAACAGTCATGGCAATCGGTCAGACCCTTTACACCACGGCCGCTCTTCTCGGCGTCATGCGTGACGACGAGGCGATGCAGCCTCCGTCGAGCTACTGGCTCGACCTTTGCTTTCCGGGCGTGATCACGTTCGAGGAAGAGTACATCGACTTCGGGAAGATCAGCGACCAGCGCAAGATCGCCCCGCTCGTCGTTCCCACCGCGCAGGGTCGTCCGATCTACTCGGCCGCCGAGCGCGTGAGCCGGGTGAAACCCGCCTACGTCAAGCCGAAAGACCCCGTGTCGGCGACGCGCATGATCCAGCGCGCGGCCGGTCTCGGCGAACTCAACGTCAACTCGAACTGGTCGCCGCAGCAGCGCTACAACGCCATCGTGGCGGACATCCTGCGCACGCATCGCCGGGCTATCGAGCGCCGTTGGGAATGGCTGGCGGCGCAGGCCGTCCAGTTCGGCACCGTGACCCTCGAAGACGAGGCGTATCCGCGCACCGTCGTCGATTTCGAGCGGGCCGCCGGGCACACCGTCGTCCTCGGCTCGGGCTCCCGTTGGGGCGACTCGGGCGTCTCGATCCTCGGCAATATCGAGACGTGGAAGAAGACGGTCCGCGACGCGCCTTTCGGCGGTCCGACCAACCGTCTCACGGTCGGCTCCGAGGCGTGGGAAGTCATGCGCGAGGACGCCGAGATTCGCGAGATGCTGAACCTCGACCTGCGCTCCTACAACAACGGGCTCAACGTGAACCTCGGCGTTCGCGATGGTCTCGACGTTGAGCGCGTGGGCTCGGTCAACGGCACGACCGAAATCTAAGTCTACTCGGACTACTACCACGCGCCCGACGGCA